ATTCATTCCGTGTTTTTCTGCAATCGCGTTCATGACGTGTACCTTTCGGAAAGTGGTGACAAGCCGTTTCATGTTCAATACTCCTCTGTGGAGTCGTCTAAGTCGGCTATGCAAGTACCCCAGTGGGTGTGATCGCATGCGGGCATGCCGCATTCGATGCAATAGCCGTTTTCGTCCAGCATTACGGGCGTGGGGCGGTCGTGGTCGTGGTCGGGTTCACTCATCGTTCAATACTCCTCAGGCATTAGGATTATGGTGGATGCTCGGTCGGCCTCGGTGATAATCCAGAGCCGTTCGCCCAATAGCGTGTGGTAGGCGGACATAATGCGGGTGCCGTCTATCAATGCTCGGGCATTTAGGACGTTGTCGCCGGCGGGCATGTCTCCGAAGTCTCCTTGGACGTGCCGATTGATGAAGAAAACCGGCTCTTGATGGGCCTCTTCAAGTGCTTTCAGAGCCCCCGGCGTTGCGGCGCATTGGCCGAGTGGGAATTTTGGTGTGAAGGTGATGGTCATCGTTTTACTCTCCTTTGGTAGTGGTGATCTGTCGCCGGGAGAATCCCTGGCGAAGGCCGCGAAGCGTGCGGCCGAGAACGTAGTCGGTAATAGTCAGGTCTGCGTCCGCCGCGGCAGCGGTGATCGCAGCAAGCTCAGCAGCCGTAACGCGAAGGTATAGCTTGCAATCCCTGCGGCTCCCTGCCGGTTTACGTGGTCTGGTCATTTCGTGTACTCCTTTCTATAGAGTGTCTGCGGTTAGTTTATCGCCATACAAAGAGCCAGTCAATAGGACGGACGGTTATTTCGTGTGGATTTCCCGAATTGGCCCGTTAGTGGGGGTGGAGGCGTGCAACATAAGGGAGGACGGAGGAGGGGAGACCCTATGTACTGCGATCCTGAGTGTGATCGCATCTAACAACTAGAGTCTGGCGGGCGCGTATTAAAGTATATACTCTCTTAAGGTATCAGAGTGTGTAGGTGTGTGTCTTATATGAATATGTACTGTGACCTACTGGAATAAGTGAGGGTGCAGTTGAGAAGTGTAGAGTGCGTCGAGATGTTGGCTCGCTCAAGCTAGCACACCGGCAACTGGGGGGCTTGGCCGCGATTAGAAAGTGTTGGGTGTATCCACGCTAGTGTATAGTTGTTTCGTACGCCACCTATGGGGAGGTAAAGCGCTACCGGCGTGGAAGTCGGTATGGTGCGACTCGGATCATACCGGTTTGCGGCCCAGGAAAGCCTAGCCCGCTAGCTCCGATCTGAAACCCTCCCCGGGGATTTGGACCAACCCCCCCCCTCGTTGCGTCCGCGCTGTACGTAGTCATTCCCCTCCGCCCCCACATCACATTCCATGTTAAGATAGGTAAGATGGCGGTAAGTGACCCTAAGTCACTGCCATTTAGCGGCGGTTGTCCACTTTTTCGCCCACAAGCGCTCACCCGTTGAGGTCTCTGGGGTTGCGGGGCACTGGGTGTTTGTGGTACGGTCGCCAGAGTTAGGGGTATTCCCAGTAGGGAGGGTTTTTTGAGATGGGTAAAGCGAGTTTACTGATGGGGGTGCTGTTGTTTCTATGGTTGGGGGTTCCGGCGTTTGGGGCTCCGGCCAGTTGTCCGCCGCAAGCGGAGTCGTGTTTGAGCGTAGTAGCTCCGTGCGTATTGGGCTGCGAGTTGTCGCACGCCGGGGTGGTTGCTCACCGGCCGGTACTGCGGGCGGCTGCGGCTCCGCTTCGGATAGTGGGGCGGGTGTTTCGGGGTATTCGTACAGTTCGACACAACGCGATTGAGCGGCGTCAGCACCGTCGGGCGCGGTGGCGATAGGTTCCTGACGGCCCGGTCTCCGGTAAGTCCAGAAGACGTTCTGGCGGTAAATGAGGCCGGGCCGTCATTCCACACCGGCGAGTACGGTGCGGCCTGCTGCGGCGGTGCCGGTAGGGGGTTTTCGATACACGGCCCGCTCGTAGAAGTCGAGAAGCGAGCCACTGCCCCCCCAGCAGGCTCGAAAGTGGTTATTCCACACCGGGCCGGATACTATTTGGGTGGTAAAGAACATCGGCAGATGTCCACAAGTATTGGAGCGTGCGATGAAACGCAGGATCTTTGCGGTGGTGTTGGTGTTGATGCTGGTGACGGTTGCTGTTTGCGCGACCTTGACGGACTACAAGGGTCTCCAGGTATTGGATTCGGACCCTACTGGTGCGGCCGGTCTGGCGATCAACAACAACTTCAAGTACATCGCGGACCGTTTGAATTCGGCTCAAGGTGTTGTGGTGGTTGCGGCGTCTGATTCCGTGCGGCCGAAGAGGGCGGACTACATCTGCGACGGTACGGATGATGAAACCCAGATTAATCTGGCGATCGAGGCGGTAAAGACGAAGCTGGGTGTAGTTCTACTGCTGGCCGGCAGATATGACATTGAAACCGCGACGATACTCCTGCGAGAAGGTGTAATCCTCCAGGGAGAGGGGTCTTCGGCCACAGTTATTCAGGCACCAGACGGTCATTCGCTATCGTCGGGGACCGGTTTGATTACGCTCGACACGGATTCGATCTGGACCGGTGGCGGGATCAAGGAACTGAGGCTGCTGGGGGACGGCGGGATTGATACCGAGGGAATCGGGGAAGAAGATCCTACGAACCGTGCCGACCTCACTGCAACGGTAGACGGTTTGGACGAGACGGCGGTAACGACGCTCGGCAAGTTCCAGATCACGGATTGCACGATTACGAAGTGCCGCCGGGGCGTTAACGGCGAGGGCGTCAACGAAAGGTTTATCCCTGTTCGCGGAAATGAGTTTCATTACAACACAATCGGCTGGTATGTCGGCACGCATCCTAACTTCGGCATCAATGATTTTCGCTACAATGATGTGGGGGTAGACGGCACATCCTACGATTGCCAGTTTGTGGGCACGAAGTTCATTTACAATCGGATCGGAGCTACGCGCATCGACACGTTTGGAATATCCAACTCTGTTTTTCAGGGCTGCTTATTTGGGAACAATGAAGACGATGGGTTAAGACTCAATGGAAACAACCAGGTCTCTGGTTGTCTGTTCCTTTCAACCTCTGGCGAGTACACGCGGGCGTTGACACTGTACGGCGAGAAGAACGTCATTTCTGGTACGTCGTGGGTTTGTCAATCTGTTGAAGAGTGTGGCTGGGAAGAGGGCTGCGTCCACATTCTGCATACCACGACCTATCGTGGCCGGCAGACGACGTTCGCGGGCTGTACGTTCACGAATCGCTATACGACTGGCACGCCTCACATTTTCATGTGGGCCAATACGCAGCGGCGATGGGAGCATGGAGCGATTACCGGCTGCACGTTTGGCTTGTATGGGCCGATAGTCCACACGACGAATGAGCAGAACCGGCTTGAGGGGCTTTCGTTCAACGGCAACGCAATCCAACTGCTGGGCAATTTGGGGACGGATTGCATTTTCTATCTGCATTCGACCGGTGCGGGGCTGGGGATCACCGGGAACGTAATCAACGCAAACGGGATGACGCACGGCGGCGTGATCGAGGGGAATTTCACGGATTCACTGATGGCGGCGAATACGTTCATCGGTTTTTCGCCCGTACTTCACGATGGGCTGACGACGGACGGCGAAACTGTCATCAAAAGCAATGTAGGGCTGGCGGACCCTTAAAATGACTAACCAAAAACGGCCGGAACATCGCTGCATCTTGTCAATTGGTGGCGACCTGCCGCACGTGCTCGACCAACCGGACACGACGTATGTGCTCGACGAGGACATAGTCGCCGATGATACGGCAATCAAAATCGCGGCGGGAGGGGTCACGTTGGATTTCAACGGCCACGCGATCACTTACGATGATTGTCCTTCGGGGCTGCCGAATGCTGATTTTGAGATCGGCTATGGGTCCAACGAGGACGACCTACCGGCTAGCTGGGATTTGACTGGGGCACCGGCGGCGAAGAGAACGTCAACCTACGACTGCCCTATGGTCAATAGGTGGTATCTCAAGCTGGAGAACCCGCAAAACGATCAAGAGATCGTCTCGCCCTGGATCGACCTGCCGCCGAACCGCAAAGCAACGGCGCGCTTTGTGCGGAAGGAGCGGGCCTGGGAATATCTCATCTATTACAAGCTGGAAGTGGAGCATGATGGGGAAGGGGTAGTTGCGTCGTTTACCGATGCAGTGAGATACTCTCTCGGCTTCACGACTTTTGCGGTGCCGGGGAAGTACAGGCTGAAGCTAACCTATCTCTACAACGACTGGTCGCACGCGGCGACGTGGCAACGGGAGTCGGATTATAGTGTGGGTGATGTGGTGATTCCAACTATACCAAACGGTTGTCTCTACAAAGTGATTGCGGACGCGGGGGTGTCGGGCAGCGCTGAACCCGAGTGGAAGCGGTACGCATCGGCGAAGATAACTGACGGCGACTTGACATGGCTAAGCTACAAGTATTCGCCGGCTGACTTGCACGTCGATCTAGTGGACCTCCGACTAACCGGCGATTATGGGATTGAGATTCTGCCGAATTGGGATGGCGATAGTCCGGGAGTTGTCATCGAGAACGGTAAGATCGTCCAAGGACGCGGAGGTGGAGTCCACAGTCACGCGATCGATTGCCATCACAACCTGGTGACAGTTCGAGACATGCAGATAGAGAATTGGGGCGTCGAAGCGGCAGCAATGCGGTTTCAATACTCTGATGGCCTCGATATTCACGATAATGTAATCAACAACAATAGCCCCTACACGTACAATCGTCATCAACTCAGCGCTCCGATAATGCTCGTAAAATGTTCTCATTCTCGAATTGCGGGCAATACTGTCAACTCCGCCGCTGGCTGGGGTACTATTTATATCGGGGCAGGAAACAATAATATTGTTTCTGGTAACACGTTGAAGACGAAGAGCGTGATAACGAACCACCATGCTATCGTGTTCTACGACGTTGATGATTCATTGATCCACGGCAACGTCATTGAGGGTGATCCGGGTCAAGGTATTATGCTCAGTATGGGTTGTTCAGGGAACAATGTGTTCGAGAATACCATCACTATAAAGAGCGTTGCTCCGAACTGGGACATAGGCAGAGGCATAAGCCTGCACGCGATAAGGTCAAACGATTATCACAACCCGGCTCGCCCAAACGAGAACAACCGAGTCCACGACAACGTGCTTCGAGTATTCGGTAAGCAAAGTGAATTTTACGAGCCGGCGGGACACTTAGTAAACGGACTCTCAGTCATCAATATCGGCGAGGGGAACCTGTATGAGAACAATGACATTCAAGCAATAGCGGTAGATCCCGAGGTAGCTGTTTGCGGTATTATGCCAGGGTCAACGACGGAGCCGGTTGTTTATCGAGGCAACAGAGTAGAAAGCGACGTGTATAACGTGGGTTTCGGTGGGTATCCAATGCGTAGTTTCAATTCGCAGTTTGTCTCCAATACTTTTGTGAAGGGCTCCAATGCAACAGAGGACTATGCCACGCTCCATGCTCATCCGCGTAGTACAAGGTGGCTGGAAAATACATATTTTGTGGACAGCACACTAGAGAACGGTGCATCACTGGAGGAACTGGCAACTCCTTGGTACCTGCCATACTCGTACTTCGTCGAGTGGCATTTAACCGTAATGGTCGAGGACACGGCGGGCGACCCTGTGCCCGAGGCGGACGTCGAGATCCGGGACAAGAACGATGTGATCGTGTTCAGTGGATCGACGGATCAGGACGGCAAGATCGACGGCATTCAGTTGAGAGAGTACGAGCACTATGGCGAGGGAAGGCGGGACACCGCATCGCTCTATCGTTATTCTACGCCGCATACCGTTACCGCTTCGGCAGATGGTTTTGATCCGTTCACCATGCCTGTGACAATGGACGCCACCGCAGCGATGACGTTTACTCTCACGGGTGGCTTCGAGATCGCCCCGCATTACTCACCAGAAGAGGACAGCATCACGATTTTCTGGAAGGACGAACAGTCGTCCGGAACCGAGATCAACGAACGGCTGACGCTATATAGATCGACGGCATCCAACAAGACAATCGGCTGCAAGATTAGCGGTATCCGAAAACTCCTGGAGGAGCAACCTCCACCGGGCTAACTTTTCACTTTCACTTACAAGGAGAAGATTATGAAATCTCTTTTGGCTCTATGGCTTGCTGTAGCGATTACTGCCGGACTGTGCTACGGGGTACATACCCTCGCCGCCGACAAGCCGGCAGTTCAGACGACTACTGGCGCAGCCTGGGCTGCGGCAACGGCCGATACTCCGACGCCGGCCCCGACCGCCGGTAAGCGGCTGACGTGGAAGGAACGCCGGGCGCTGGGTGTCACGATCCGTAATGTGCGCCGGGTGATGAAGGATCTGAAGACCGAGGGGGTTCTGAGCCCTGACAGCGACATCGCGGCGATTCAAGTGCTTGATCGGCTGACCGTTGAGAACCCGCAAGCGTTCAAGGCAGTGGGCGACATTGACTGGGACCGGCTGCTTGAGTTCTTGGAACGGCTGATTGAATTGCTGTTGAAGATTCTGCCAATCTTCCTGGGGTAAGGGGGACCTGCCATGCGAACCGCAATGATCTGGCTGGCGGTGCTCGCTGTTGCGATTGCAGTACGAGCCGACGACCTGAAAATTATGGGGCCGACCACGCCGGTAGAACCGGGCGAGTTCGTCCAGTTGAACGTACTTGGTTTGACCGACGCCGAGTTGCCGACGGCAATGGTCATCCACTACCCGCGTGAGCGAGTGGTTTGCGTTCCTGCCCGCACTTGGACAGGTGGGACGTTTGTGTGGTGGAGTGCCAGGCTGCCGGGTAAATATCTCGTTGCTGTTACGGTCCCGCGTGGTGATAGGCTCGTCTATACGGAATGCGAGATTACTGTCGGGAAGGTGCCTGACCCGGACCCGGACCCCGATCCTGATCCTGATCCAGACCCGGATAGCAAGTGGCAGATTATGTTTTTCCAGAAGTCTGATGACCTGGACAATTACACGCGAGAGCAGCGTAGTATGCTCAGCGGTCTAAAGTTTCGCGCCGGCCTCGGAGACCGGGGACATACGTTTCTGGGAGCGTTTGATCGAGACGCGACATCCGCGACGTTTGTGGACAACGCGAAACTGCAACCCTGGTGGGAAGCCGTTGAGGGCGATCCTCTCCCGCGTTTTGCGATAGCGCCACTTGCTGGCGGGACGATTCGGGACTTTGTGCTGCCGAAGACAACGGCGGAGTTTTACCGGTTACTGGAGGAAGGAAAATGAGAGATGAAAAGGATTACCGATCGTGTCGAGTTTGCAATGTAGATACACACGAGGTTCCTGTCGTGAGGAGATATCTGTATAAATTAACGACCTGTGAGTACTGCGGCGGAACCGGCTGCGAGTGCTGCGGTTGGACTGGCGAAAAGCGTGAGTGCGACTTGAATGGGGAAGGAAGATGATTCTACAATTTAATTGCGATACCCAGTGGCGAGAACTCGTAAACGCATCGCCGGCGATGGGCGCACTGCCCCGCCAGACCAAGTATGGCGAAGCACCTGGGCTTGTGCCGTTCGCCGAGGCGCATCCCGACCAGCTTGTCAAGAAAGCTGACAACAAAGAGGTCATCAAGTACTGCCAAGAACATGAGATATTCCCCGTCTATCACCAGCACGCGACGTGGGCTCCACCGGGCTTCCGGTGGGATCAGAACGGCCTGGGCTACTGCTGGGCATGGGGCGTCGGTTCAGCAATCATGGACTGCCGGGCACGTGAGGGTAAGCCGACGGTCGTGCTTTCACCCGTGTCGCTTGGTTGGCTCGTGGGGTGGCGGAATCGCGGCAACTACCTTGAGTCGGCAATGCAGGGGATGGTCGATCGTGGCATGTGCTCAATGGAGTACACGCCGGATCAGCATTCGCTAAGTTATCGCAACTACAAGGACGGGTGGGAAGACGATGCGATGAACTATCGGATCGCCGAGGCATGGGACGCTAGCCCGCGCGATATGATTCAACACGCACTGTCGATCCTACGGACGGGGACGGCACTGTACATCGCTTACGATTATTGGGGACATGCTTTAGAGTGCTGTGGAATTCGCTGGGACGAGTCGAAGCCCAATAACATTGTCTGGCAGATCCGCAACTCGCATAATGAAGATGACATTATCGAATTGACTGGTAGTCGCGGCATACCGGACGAGGCGTATGGCATCAGGGCATCACTAACTGTTTAGGAGAAAGTCAAATGGTCCGTTTTGTGCCGCCGATTATGATCGTGAGCTTGTTGGCAACGGGCGAACTAGCGTTTGACTCACAGCCGTTCCTGAAGCTGGTTTTTGAGTTTGGAGCGCTCGGCGTCTTGGCGTGGTGGTGCTGGCACAGTACTAAGATTGCAATGCCAAAACTAACGAAGGACTATCGTGAGGAGGCGCAGGCAAGCCGAAAGGGTCACAGAGAAGATATTGTAGTGCTAACGGAGCATCATGACAAAGTGGTTGATAGGATGTTTAGCCAGTGGAGCGACACACAAAAAGAAAACCACGAAGACAGCATGAGGGCAGTGGGGGCGATTCAAGAATTGGCTGCACGATGTAGCGATGTCGTAAACGAAGTGAGAAAAGAAAATGGGAAAAGCTAAGCCTGATACCAATCAAGACTACCTGCGGGTCCTCGATTTCGGTGCCGTTGGCGACGGCGAGCACGACGATACCGACGGCATCCAGGCTGCAATTGATAGCCTGGTGCGGCCGATGAATCAGTTCGGCTCCTCCGCGTCCGGTGGACCGATCTGTTTCTCTGCTGGAAAGAAATACAAGACTACTCGACCGATCATGGTTCGCTGTCGCAATCTTACTCTGTTCGGGCGCAACGGATTGGACCAATCAGCACGCAACACCTGGATTTATTCGGCACACGACGGTCCGGCCTTTGTGTTCCCTTCAAGCGTAAACGACTGTAGCAAGCCGTCCGGTTTCCGCATGGAAGGATTACTGATAACTGGCAATGATTGGAACAATAATAACGGCTCGTGCGCATTCGAGATTCGCCGGGGCTCAGAGTTTTTGGAGAAGTTGAGTTTCGAGCGGGTTGTGGTTGCCTACATGACGCAAGGCTGGCGGATCGTCAAGGCTGATACGTGTACCGGCAACCGGCAAATCGGCGAGTTCTCGATTGTCGATTGTGCTGTGAATTGGTGCGGGCAGTCTATCGTTTTCCAGAACGACACTTCCGCTAACCTATTTTGCATGAGAGGTACGGATGTCTCGCACACAAACTCAATAACGACCAATCCCGATCATCCGGTTTATCCGGAAGCTGCCAAAATTCGGGCGTTTCAGTGTTCGATTGGTCCGGGGAACAATTTTGAAGGCGTGTATAACGCACTGCGAATCCACAAGAGCGATACCGTTTGGTGCAAACAAAACTTCTTCGAGCGGAACAAAGGGAAGTATTGCATCCGCCTGGAAGACTCGACGAACCTCGAGATAGGATACAATCGCTATTTCGAGCCTAAAACAAAGGATCGTGTTTCGATCCAGCGATGCACGGGCGGCTATTGTCTGGATGAATGCTTCAGGGAACAGTCGCCGGGGGTGACGTGATGGCTATGAGTCCGACGCTGGATGTACTGGCAAAATCGCAGAACGTCAAGCCGATGGTCGACGTACAGGTATTGTTTGGCACATGGCCTGATGAGGACGACGATGGTTTCGAGGAACTGATTGACGAACTACGGCATCCCGCCACGGAACAGTCGCCGGGGGTGACAGACTTAACAACCAAAAGGAGACCTGACTGATGGCGACATACGCCGAACTGTACAGTCTGCGGAATGACTCCGCATTGCGAAACCGGGTTCGTGTTGCTGTGATCGTTGCAGCCGATACGATCCGTACTGAAGACGGTGGTACAGCGAATCATACCAACCGGGTTATCTGGGCGGCGGCTGTGTTTGCTGCTCCGACTACTGAGGCCGATCGGATGTTTATGGCGATTCTTGCGGCTAACAAGGACGCGACTGTGGCGCAAATTCAATCGGCCACGGACGCGGCAATCCAAACCAAGGTTGATGCGGCCGTTGACCTGTTTGCAACCGGGTAGGAGGTAACTCATGGCCAACGAGATTCTTGTCAAGACTGGTACGCCCGTGTGTTGGGCCGACACAACGGACTACAGCAGCACAGGCAGTGGGATTAGTCGCACACATCAGCTTGACCTTACCAGCATCGCCGATACCGAGGCCCGTGAAGGGGCCAAGGCCGATTTGGGTGCGACCCGGGCGGCCCGGTATGCGGTTCTGGTCGGCATCGAAATGGATGTAGCTCCAGTTGCCGGCGAGGTGGTTGAGTTCTACTGGTCGAGTTCTTACCATGCGACGGCTGGGACAGGGAACGACGGTGGGGCGACGGGTGCCGATGCAGATTACAAAAATGGCGACGAAGCGGAGTGGGTTAAGCAACTGACGTTCCTCGGTGCTCTTGTGCTGACTGCCGATGCCGATACCGTCATACAGCGGGCTTGCATCGGTACATTCTGTCCGCCGGACCGCTATGGGATGCCGATTGTTAAGAACGAGGGAGGGCAGGCATTTGAGGGTGACGCGGTCGAAGCTTATGTTGCCTTGATTCCTATCACAGACGAGTTACAATGAGCAGTAGCCTTTCCATCCCGAGCTACCAACAGGGTTTCGCCCGCAGTGCAAGCGAGAGTGAGTACCCCGAGCTTTGGCGTGGATTGGTCGGTGCTTGGTGTCCGTTTCTTGGGCCTACCGGTTGGACGTTGCAAGACGTGTCCGGCTGGGGGAACCACGGCACGCTAACGAACATGGACCCGGCGACGGATTGGATTGTAACAGATAAGGGCTGGGCATTGGATTTCGACGGTGTTAGTGATGCTGTCATTCTTCATGCGAGCAAGGCTATAGTTTCTACTGAACCGTATACAATCGTGGCACTTATACAACCGGAGGAAATTGGTAATACTAGGCCAATTCTGTCTTTGAATAATAGCGGCTGGGGAAGATTCACGGGTGTATGTACTCGTCGTGCCTGGGTTGTAGATCATAATGAGTATCGTTTTACGCTGACAAAAGACTTTGTAGATTTATACGCAACATCCTGGGATTTTACTCTTGGTGACTGGTATCATTTGGCGGGAGTGTTTGCTACCACCACATCGCGGACGTTATATGTAGACGGTCTATTGGATGGTACGGATACAACATCAGACAGCACGACACCTACAGCATCGACGTGGTTAGGGTCAGACAAAAATGCGTATCGAGAATATAGCGGTACGTTGCCTCTTGCCATGTTGTATAATCGTGTTCTTGCTTCTCCAGAAATCCAACAACTTGCTGCTGACCCTTACGCTTTGTTTCAACTGCGTCGGCGGGTGTTTGCCGTGTCGGCGGCACCACCTGTTGGTGCAATAATGAATCAAATCCAAACTGTGAATCTCGGCTCGGATTTATTTGATGGGAGTCTGTCAGTATGAGTCTCCACCAACACGCAACACTTGCCGACACGGTGTATTTCTGGTTCGCCTCGAATGATACCTCGGGCTCTGGTGACGATGGTGCATCACCACTGGCTGATGTGCGTCTGGCTGGGGCTGCTTCTGATGCGGCCCCTGTATTGTCGCCGACACCGACCTTACTTAGCCACGTAAACTATCCAGCAGGATGCCATGAGGTCGCTGTAGCGGCTACCGAGGGTAATGGGTTTGCCGCAGGAAATACGTATGCGGTGTTCTGTACGTTGACGGTAGACTCGCAAAATCCAACAGGATTCGTTGGGTCGTTCACGCTGGCACCTATCTCAGCGGATGTAATCAAAATTAGTGGCGATTCGACGGCGGCCGATAACCTGGAACTAGACTATGTTGCCACGGGTTATGCAAAGACCAACAGCACAATCGGCACGGCAACCGACGTAACCAACCGGGTTACGGCCGACATGACTTACATTCACGGCACGGCTTTGACCGAGACGGACGGACGGCTTGCCGGGAGGTTTACGGACTTCTTTGACCAGGCTTCGGCTACGTTTAGCGTTGCAACGGCCTTATCGAGTTTCATGGCGACCTGCCTGGATGCCGCTGGGATTAGAACGGCGGTCGGCATGGCTTCTGCTAACCTCGATACGCAATTGGGGACCTTCTCAACACATGACGCTGCTGCCGTCGTTACGGCACTCGGCACTGGCTCAACCCTAACCGATTGTCTGACGGCCACTGGGTTCGCTACGGCCGCCGCCTTGACAACTCACGACGGAAAGCTGGATGATGTTGACACTGTTGTAGACACAATCCTCCTGGACACAGCGGAGTTGCAAACTGACGACGTGCCCGGTCTGATTGGCGCGCTTAACAACGTGTCTGCGGCCGACGTAAATGCTCAATGCGATGCGGCAATTGAAACGTATCACTTGGATCATTTGCTGGCGGTCGAGTATGACCCGGCGAGTAAGCCGGGGGTAGCAACTGCGCTACTGAATGAGATTATTGAAAACGATGGTGGAGTTTCCCGCCTTACAGAGAACGCGCTGGAACAAGCGCCCTCTGGTAGCGGCGCGTCAGCAGCCGCGATTGCCGATGCGGTGTGGGATGAGGCGTCCGCTGGTCATACTGATGCAGGCAAGGCCGGTCAGCAGTTGTGGACCGATATTGATGCACTCGTCGGCGGCGGAACGGAGGTAGAGATAACGACCGAAGGAACGAACATAATCACGGACTGGTGATGGTGCTTAAAGACGATCAGGAGCGGGCGACGATTGCGGACCTGGAGGCGTATGGGCTCTCACTCCGTTGGAGACTTGCGGCCAGTGTCGCCCAGGAAATCCGTTTAGCGCTGGTGGAGTTGAGCGATTGCGGCAGGCTTTGCGGAATTTTCTCGCACATCGTCCGGTCAAGTCGGTCAAGCAATGTACGTTTTCGTGAAAGCAGCGTGAAATGGCAGAAGGGCCAAAGCTGGACAAGATCAAGTTGACGGACATGTGGCGACGGGACGGCCGCCACGACGAAGTGGTGGCGTATCGCACCCGCGTCCGGCACCGGCTCAAGAAGGAGGGCAAGCTGCGGGCAGAGGCTTTGGAGCGATCGTGGGAGGCGGCTCGCGATGCCTTCCCGCCAATCCGTCCTCCTCCGGAGGACGCAAAGACCAAGGGCAAGGGTGCTGCCGCTTCACAACTTCCGAAATCCTGGAGCAAACTTCCGGCGTCTGCGCCGTTCGGGGTCGAAGTGGAATGGGTGCATCAGAACCGTGTTCTCGTAGTCGAGGAGCGGTCTGCCGGCAAGTCGGTTTTACACTGGGATCGTGCCCAGAAGTCTGCGCCCAGCTATGGGGCGGTGAACCTGATGGAATACGCGGCGACGAACCGGAAAGGTTTCATGGACATCCTTCAGCGAGTGAATCCCGGGGACGCAGGGGAGGAGCAAAACGTCCGGCGAGAAAAGCGCTCGATTAACGATATTGAGGCGCTACTCGACCAAATGGCCGAGCTTAGTTGAGGCCCCAGTGACCGACGCAACACGTTTCATCAAGCACGTCCCGAAAGACCCTGCCGAGAATCTTCGGTGGCGGGTCCGGATGCGCCGGGCGGCGATAGGCAGCATCGCCGTTCGGGAAACGCTCTACGACGCGGCGATGTCCGACGTACTGTTCTTCTTCAATGCCTTTCTCTGGGTCTACGAGCCGCGCGATGCCGTGAAACTCAAGCCCTTCGTGACGTGGCCGCATCAGGGACCGGTGATTGTAGCGATGGATCAGGCGATCAACGAGGCGCAGGAAACACGAGAGCCCTTGGCGTTTACGTTGAAAAAGAGCCGGGCTCAGGGCGGCACTTATGCCTACCTGGGTGTGGACATTCGCCGGGCGATTCGGGAGCCGGGGTTCTCCGTCGGACTCGTTACGCGGAACGAAAGGCTGGTGGACTCGGCGACTGACTCGGACACGATCATGTATAAGCTGGCATGGATGCTCGACCGCTTGCCGTTCTGGATGCTCCCCGGGGGATACCAGAGGAGCCTTAGTACACACACGATCGCACTTCCCAACGGTTCGCTCTTTACGGGATATGCGGCAACCGGCGATGTCGGGCGAGGAGGCCGAAAAGCGCAGCCGTTGGACGCGAAGATATTGACGCCGGATGGTTGGCGAGTGATGGGCGACTTGAAGGTGGGACACTTCGTAATTGGTCAAAATGGACTTTCGGTCAAAGTGCGCGGAGTGTTTCCTTTGGGCGAAAAGCAGGTGTTCAGGGTGACATTCAGCGATGGATCATTCACGGAATGCTGCGACGATCATTTGTGGAAAGTGGCGACGAAATCCTCCTGGGAGGTAAAAAACCTTTACGACATACGAAAGAATTACTTGATCTCCGACAAGCGCGGGTTCAAGAAGAAGCGGTATCGCATCCCCTTGGTCGCCCCCGTCGAGTTCCCCGAGAGAAAGCTGCTTCTTGATCCGTACCTGGTAGGCTGTTTGTTGGGTGACGGTGGTTTAAGTGGAACGGGGACCCCTAATTACACAACGGCTGACGTTGAGATTATTGAATTGTTGTCGGCGAGACTTCCAAGCGGTTGTTTTTTTACCAAGGGGAAGGCGGATGAATACGGTTATCGCATCGTGACCAAGAATGGTAGCGGCGGTGCCAGCGCCAATCCCGTAAGGGCCGCATTGGATACCTTGGGAATGTCCGGAAAGGTGGCCCATCAAAAGTCGATCCCCGACGATTATAAGTTTGGAAGCATCGAGGACCGTTTGGAATGTCTGCGAGGTCTAATGGACTCGGACGGTTGGGTTCATAAACGAGGGATCGGGTGTAAGGCGGCATTTTGTAGCACGTCTCGTCAACTGGTGGAAGATGCGGCTTTTATTGTGCGTTCATTGGGCGGATTGACGGGCAATATCCTCGTGAAACACCCCGAAAACGGCCGGACGGCTTACGAGATTGTCTTGGCGATGCCCAAGGGAACCAATCCATTTCGTTTGAAACGAAAGGCGACCAACTACACGGGCAGGACGAAGTATCCCCCCGTTCGCTATGTTGCGTCGATTGAGCCAGTAGGCGTCAAGCCGGTTCAGTGCATCTGGGTGGATGGCGCGATGTACGTTACGGACGACTGCATTGTCACGCATAACACAAAGTTTGATTTCGATGAGCCTGGCTCGGAGGAATTCATCTCCGGCGGCAAGGACTACAAGGTGATGTCGTCGGTGTCGTCGGTGTCGAACTGCACTTTCCTCGTTTCGACGTTTGGAGCGGACACGGGAGTATTCTACGAAGCCGCGACCGATTCCGACAACCGGCGACTGTACACATTGGACTGGAAGGATAATCCGACCCAAAATCGCGGCGCGTACATCAGGCGAGAGAGCATCACGGCGGCCGTCCGGCCCGAAGAACAGGGGATTGTCAATGAGTACGTGAAGAAACAGGCGGCAAGACTGGACAAACTGGAGCGTCGTGGGCACGTCCTTGAAGGCAAGTTCCGGTCGCCCTGGTATGACGCCTATTGTATGCTTCCCGGGGCAACGCCGCGATTCGTGGCGAGGGAGCTTGACATGGACCCCCGCGGGGCGGTCGGGAAGGTATTCGACCCGGACGTGCTCGACCGGATGGCCAGCGACTACTGCCGGCCGCCCGTGTTCCAAGGCAACCTTGTATTTGATCCCCAGACGTTGGAGTTCAAGGGCCTGGTCCAGCAGCAAAACGGGCCGCTGAAGCTGTGGTTTCGTCCCGGCGTGGACAGTGCTGTGCCAATGGGGTTTTACGTGATCGGGTGTGACATCGCCGTGGGGGCCAAGGGGGACTACTCCAGCAACTCGGCCGCTTGTGGCATCAACCGCACGACCGGTGAGCAAGTGGCCGAATACGCCATCATGGGGATGCCGAGCGTGAAGTTTGCCAGGGTCGCCGTTGTGTTGGCCCGGTGGCTCCGCAACGCATACCTGGGCTGGGAGGACTCGGGTATGGCTTCGCCCTTTGCAAGTGAAATCATCAACACAATCGGCTACGGGGACATTTACTACCGCGAAGTCACGGAGTTCGGGAGCCACGCCAAGACCCGGAATCCCGGCTGGTGGAACAAGGGCGACGAAGCGAAGGCCAACCTGTTTGAGAATATGTGCCTCGAAATGGAGGAAGAGCAGTTCCTTCCCCGGTCGGATGAGCTAATTGGGGAATGTAGGGAGTATGAGTGGCATAAGGGGAAGATCATTCACAGGCCCACCCAACAGGTGGGTGTGGCGGGGAAAGCACACGGTGACAGGTGCATTGCGGCGGGGGTTGCCCGGTTGTTGTGCAGGGACCGCCCGCAAAAGCAGCTTGACAGCCAGACGGCTGCGGAGCAGAATGCACCGTATGGCACGCTGGCGTGGCGAATGAGGGAAGACAGGGAGCGTAAGGCCAAGCTCCTCGATGAGCAGGGGGAAGTCACGCTTGCGAATGTGCTCAACAGTTGAGCAACGAATGAAACGCGAAATTCCGAGGAGGAGAACATGGGCGGAAACGAGAGGCCACCCAATATGGGCAGAGCCGGAGTGCCGCTGCTTGGACAGCAGCAGATGGCACAACAGGCGGCTGCGCAACAGATAGCCTTGTCGATCTACGTGCCCCTGGTCCCCCAGTTGGCACTTTACCGTCTACGGGAAGGCTACCCGTCGGACGGGGGCTTCGACAAGGAAGACGCCACGCCCGAGCGGATCGCCAAGGAGGCGAAGGAAATCACCGACGCAGCGATGATGACGATTAGCATGGCTCCAGAGAAGCAAGGGGATGAGCCGTAAACGGTAACACTACTTGACAATTTAGCGCCGGGGATCTGACTGTCTCAGTCAGGTGGCCGAAAAACAAGAAGGCATGACGGTGCCGTCACATCGTTATGTCTTTTTTGTTTCTTGGTGCCCCGGCCAAAACATTATGAGTTTCGACGTAGGCAACAAACAGGATCTCGCTCGCTTGCACAAGGCAATCGAGACCTCGCGCAATGCGATGCTGCCGTTTCGCAAGACACGGACAGAGATGTTGCGTGAGTACGTCGGCTCTTGGTACGCCGCGGGTGGTGCCCGATTCCAAACCTACGTCAACAAGCTCAACCAGACGGCAGTTATCTACACGATGGCGCTGGCGTTCAATAACCCCGTCTGCAAAATCACCACGTTCAATCCGCGGCTGTGGCCATTCGCACGCAAGTACGAAGTGAACGTGAACAAGGTGGTCGCCAATATCGACCTGAAGACCACCCTGCAACTCTCGGTGTTGGACGCCTTTATTCTCATCGGTATCGGCAAGGTGCGGATGGCGGACGCCGGTTATGTCGAGACGGAGGACAACGTCTGGGTTGATCCTGGAAAGCCGTGGGTGGACCGCATTTCGTTCGATGATGCGATTCTGGATATGTCGGCCAAAGACATCCGGGCAATGCGATTCATGGGCGACCGTTACCGCGTATCGTACCCCAGGCTTCAAGAGCGGGACGACTTCGACCCCAAGGTCGTGGCGCGCTTGTCGCCGACCTCCAAACATAGCTATGACACCGGGGCTGAGGTCGCTTCGGAAATTCAATCCGGCTATACGGTCGACGACGACGAACTGGAGCCGATGATCTGGCTGGAGGATGTTTACTTGCCGGGAAGCCGCCAGCTTGTCACTTTTGCGGCTGACAATGACACGTTGCCTCCATTGAAGGTTGGCGACGAGACGGATTGGACAGGTCGCCCTCAAGGGCCGTACAAGTTCCTTCAATTCGGGTTTGTGCCGGACAACATCATGCCGAGCACTCCGGCGCAGAACCTCAAGTGTCTCCACGATCTTCACAACCGGCTGTATCGAAAGCTGTCCGGGCAGGCGTCACGGCAAAAGACACTTGGCACCTACGCCCCCGGAGGCGAGGACGACGCGGAGCGAATCAGGGGAGCGAAAGACGGCGAGTTCATCAAGGTTCGCGATCCAAAATCGACTGCTATGGTGAATTTCCTTGGAGTAGATGCAAACACACACGCGTTTTACCTGGCCTCCCAGGAGGTCTACAACACGCAATCGGGCAACGAACGAGCCATAGGGGGCTTGGGAGCCGAAGCGGAAACGCTGGGCCAAGAGCAGATCATTCAAGGACGCGCGGGGGCTCGTGTCGGCTACATGAAAGGGCAGGTCAACAAGTTCGCCGGTGAGATTTGCCGGGAGATTGGCGGGCTGATGTTTGACGACGAAGCCCTCACGGTGGAATCGTCAATGGAAATCGAAAACACGGGATACCATGTGGACTCCTCGTGGCATCCGGAGGACCGCGAAGGGATCAAGGACAACTATGACTTTGCGGTTGAGCCCGACAGTATGGCGTATGTCCCGCCGGAGGCGAAACTGCAAAAGATTCTGAGTTACGTCCAAACCGTGGGAACCGTGTGGCCGCTGGTGCAGGCGGGTCTTTTGGACATTAAGGAGTTGACCGCGCTTGTCGCGAAGTACCAGAACACGCCTGAGCTTCAACGGGTTTTCAAGTCCATGTTTATGCCGCCGGATATGCAGGCTGGCGGCGGCAATACTCATCAGGCAACCAAGGCCCCGGTCACGAGCCGTGAAGTGGTGCGTACCAACCAGTCGCGCGGCCCCTCGGGGGAAGGTATGGCGGCGGTCTTGGGGCAAATGATGCAAGGCATGGGCTCGAAGCCGGCAGGCGTACAGCCGGGAGGGTCAAGTGAGTAGCAGCGTAGCAAGGCGATTTCGGTGCGTTGATGGGCAGGTGAGAGAAGTCACTGAAGGGGATCGCGCGGATGTTGAAAGCGTGAATATCACCGGGCGAAAGCTGTTGCCCATGTCGCATAACGACATCGAGGGATATTCGATTGGCAAGTCATTGTCATCCCCGACTCCCGAGACGATCGCCGAGGAAAACGAGTTTTGCCGTAAGCGCAACATTAAGGGCGTTCGGTTTGATCCGAGCCACAAACATAACTGTCGTATTACCAGCAATCGCGGGTTCGCAGAGTACCTAAAAGCAAAGAACCTGTACAACGAAGATGCTGGATTTAACGGGTTTTGAAAAAGGGAGGCTACCATGCCTACTGACGAAAAAACAGCGGAACAGGTTGACATGTACATCGGCGGTACGGGAGACGATACCGATTGGGGCAAATTGAGTCCCGACCAGCAGAAATCATCGGTCGATGAGGCTTACGCGGAAGTGCAGGCAAAACGCAATCCCGAAGTAGCTGCCGACGTGAAAGCCGCAGACACGAAGGTCGAGGGGGACGAGCAGGATGCCGAAACCACAACCGAAACACCCGCCGACGGCGACGACGATTCCGTCGTTGGCGATGCCGCTCCTCCGAAGGAGACTGACGAGGGCGAAGAGGGTGAAGGCGATAAGGGCGAGCCTGGTTCAGCCGACTGGCTAGACGATGACGCTCGCGAGATTGCAACCGCGATGGGCCTAAACGAGGAGGATTTGTCTGAGTTTGGCTCGCGCGAAGAGTTGGACCGTGTGCTGCGACTCATGAATCGCAATGCGTTCGATGCCGGAAAGGCCGGCGACGAGTCTGATCGACAGGCCGCCGCTGAGGCCAAACGGAAAGAACAAGCGGCGTATCAGCAGCAACAAGACCAACGCAAGCAGCAAGATCGGCAAGCCCAAGACCAACCGGATGATCCTTTTGCGGATCTGGCCAAGTTCAAACTCGGCGACGAGTTTGACCAGGAAGCCGCAAAGCCGCTGAATGACTTCGTCGAAGCGGCGGGCGCGGAGATTCGCGGCTTGCGATCCGAAGTGGCCCAACTGAAGGAGGAGCGGGCGCATGAGGCCGCCGCACACATCCGGACACAAGCCTTGGAATCCCTGCATTCTCTCGGTCATACGGAGCTATTTGGAAAGCCCGGCGATAGGCCCACTAAGGAACAGGCCGCAAACATCGCCAAGGCAATCGACGCGCATCTCATTCAAGCTGAGATATTGATAGCGACCGACCGGGAGGTTGCCCCGACCCCAGCGTTTTTGAAGTTCGCCGTAGGAATGGAGTTCGAGGACGAACTAAAGAAGTACCAACAAAAGCAGCTTACGCAAAAGCTCCGCAAGCAATCATCGCGACGGACTGGTGGTTCTGCGGCACGTTCTTTGTCTCCAGTTCCTTCAGCCGACGAGACCCCTCGCCAGCGAGCCGAAAGGTATCTTGCCGATGGTCTCGGAGAGCGATTCAAAGAGCTTACGGAGCAGTCGTAAGCCTGCCTAACACATAGGAGTGTTTTACTATGCCATATCTTGGCTTGAACCAAATCGACGACTTCGTGGAGAGCGTACTGCACAAGTATGAAAAGATGCGTTGGCAGGACATCTCCATGAATTTGCAGGAGTATTACTTCGCCTCGCGCCTGTTCGACAAGGCAGGCCCGGCGGAGGAAGAGGGCGACTTGCTGGAATGGAAACTGCAAGTGGACAACAACGACAATTTCCATTTCACCGGATTGTACGCGGATGCCGTGACGAGTCGCAAGACCTTGCTGACTCACGGTCGAATTGGGTGGAGCATCAACACCACCAACTTCACCTACGACATCCTCGAAAAGATTTTCCGGACCAGCCCGGTGAAAATCATCGAGTACATGGACGTTCTGGAACACTCGATGAACAACGATTACTTCAAGGGGATGGAACTCGCCATGATGGGCGATGGACCAACCTCGCCGACGCAGAGCGAGCCCCCGCCGTGCTCTTTGTTGTGGTGGATCCAGGTCTACAACACGGCCAGCGGATACGGCAACAACCCGGCGGCATACCAGTTGGCCGCTGGTACAACGAATGCGTTCCTCGGCATGAATCCCTACGGATTCGATGACGTTGGGACCGGGCTGATCGACCGGAAGACGTATGCCGGTTGGCGCAATCGCATCGGGCAGTATGACCAGGCCACGGAAGACGATCTTGTGGACACGCTGGTCGAGTGCTTGGACAAATGCCATTTCAAGCCGGCCCACCAGTACGCCGAAATCTCGCCCAGCGGTCGTCCCAAACACGAGATGTTGACCACGTACAGCCGCGTAAAGGCTTTGCGCCACATCTTGTCAACGGGCAACGACAATATCAAGGGCGACGTGGCCATGTGGAAAGTGAGCGTCCCGATGGTTCGCGGCGTTCCGGTCCATTGGATTCCGGCCTGGAGCAACGCAGACTTTGGTTTGCAGCGAACCGACGGCCTGATACTGGGAGTGGACTGGAGTTCCTTCAAGTACGCCCACGCCTCCGGTTTGCGGATGGTGAAACGCCCGCCGCGGCGCGACGCCAACAAGCCGAATGTCCGCTGGCGTGAAATGGATGATTCGGGGCAGTTGTACTGCCTCGACAGCCGGCGGAACTTCGCCGTTACCTGCACGGAAACCGTGACGGAGCAAAACTGAGGGCCACCCGGCCGCAGATCGCCCTCGTCGGGTGTATGCGGCCGGGATTGTTTTCTATCAATATTCCAAGAGCGAAAAGGAATCAGATATGTCTTTGCGACCAATGCTGCCAGGCAGCGACACGTATGGGCCGAGCATCGGACTCTGGGGCAAGATGCCGCTGGAGTACATTTTCGGCTACACAGATCGGAACTACGGGACCGGGCTGATCGACGACTTGGTCGGTTTCGGCCCCACGGTAGCCGTAGCGACGAACGTAGGCCACTATACGTCCAATGGCGTAGCCTACAAGAGCTTCGAGCAGAACTCGACCAGCATCGCGGGCGGTGCCGTGGCCGGTGGAGCAGTTGCCTTGACGGCGACCGCCACCGACAACGACGATGTGAACCTTCAGGCCGGCGGTGGGGCCACGTGTCCGTTCGGGGTAGTTCCCGGCACGCACAACACACTGCTGTTTGAGGCACGCTTCAAGATCAGCAGCGTCACGGCTTCCATCGCCAACTTTTTCGTGGGCCTTGCTGGTGCCGGGGCGTGCGTTACCGACGGGATCATTTCCGACAGCAACGCCTTCGTCACCGACAAGTCGTTTCTCGGCTTTGGCCGGCTCGACGCTTCCACAACCGCCCTGGGGCTGTTCTATGAGCGCAACGCCGGAACGGTGGGCACTGTAGCGGCCGTTGGTACGCTGGTGGCCGACACCTACATCAAAGCCGGTTTCTGCTGGTCCGGAAGGTCGCCCTGTATCCTTGTGCCGTACATCGACGGCGTGGCAATGGACGGCGTCGTCGGCACGAATAAGCTGGTCAGCGCGGCCTCAACGGCCGCCACGCCGTGGCCGGATGCCCTGATGACGTTGTTTGCGGGGATCAAGCAGATCGACGGGAGTGTCGCTGGTGTGCTGACTCTCGACTGGTGGGCCGTCGGACAGATGGCTGCGTGAGGAGTTTTGCCCTCCCGCTGTGCCGCCGATGGACTCCGGTGGTGCAGCGGGACTTTATGCGAGAGCACTTAATCCATGAGCAGAACTATTCGACGAACATGGACGGTCGATAGTGTGTTGACGAATGTAACGTCGGCCGAGCTCTCGGACCCTACCGGCACCTACGGCGTCAAGCGAAACGATAACGACGCGGTCGTTGTTGCCGACGGCACGGCGATGACGCTCGTGTCCACGGGCGTTTATGAGCACACTTTCGACGAGCCGGAGCCCCTAGTGGCGTATACCGGCTACGTCGAGATCGTCTATGACGGCCAGACGTACAGGTTCGAGCACGACATCCCCGCCGGCACCGCCGTGGGTCCGGTGGCGATGACCTGCTCCTACGGAAGCCTGGTCAACGAGGTCGGATTTCACCTATACGGCTTGCGGCCGAGTTCAAGCGACCTAATCACCGACGGTGTGGCCAATACGAATCAGACAACCGACATTCTGCGTGCTATTGCCAAGGGGCTCCAGTATGTGTATTCCGCCCATCGCTGGAGCTTTTTGCGGCCACTTGTATCGATTTCGACATATCCGGTCTGTAACACGGGCACGATCACCGTGGACGTTTCGGGCAATGTCACCGGGACGGACACGAGTTTTCCTGTTTACTCTCTTACCGCCGGCGGCTGGTTGACGATCCCCAGTGTCGGCAGCTTTGCGGTGGAGACGTACACCAGCGGCACCGAGTTGTCCCTGGCCGGTTACACCGGCGATGCGATCACGAGCGACACGGCGTTCAGGCTGGTGTTCAATACGTATTCTCTGCCTTCCGAGGTAGACAGCCTTGAAGGTCGATTGACGTACCCCCAGGGCATCAACAGCCCCCCCGAGTCCTTGGAGCGAGTAGCGGAAATCGAGATCCGCCGGCTGTTGGCCTACAACAATGTGCCGAGTCGGCCGCAGAGGTATGCGGAAGCGACCGGCAGTTTTGATCCGACGGTAGGGTCGAGGCGGTACGTGACGTTCTGGCCGATCCCGGATGCAGAGTACACGCTGACGGCTACCGGGACTTTGCGGGCGGAAATGATCGATAGCGACAGTCCGTATCCGCTTGGGACCGAACTTCTTGCCCCCTCGATCGTCGAATCGTGTTTGGCCGCGGCTGAGCGGGACATTCAGGGAATGGACGCCAATCATCCCGATGCGGTTCACAACCGGGCTCTAGTTCCGCTTTTAGCGGTGGCGATCCAACGTGATGGTGAGTACGGCAGCCCGGACACACTAGGGGTGGATTACGGAGGGGAAGGTGAAGAACCACGACATTGCCACCGGACGGATCAAATCTATTGGAACGCCGGCGGCGATTACACGGGTTATCTTTAGGCCAAAGCAGGAGTTTTATGCCATGCACACGAATTCTTTTTCTCGCACGATTGACGTTACTACGTCAGCCGCGACAACGGAGGCGTTTTCACTTACGGACTTGCGTTGGGGGCGGATTCTGTTGCCCTCGGCGGCCAATACGACCCTGACCTTTTACGAGTGCGATACCTTCGGCGGGACCTACCATCTGTGTGACGACGTAGGGACCAACGGGGTTTTGACCGTGCCCTCGGCAGCGGCTGCGCCGCAGTCGGTTGCGATTCCCACGGTGTTGCAGGGCTCGCGGTTTATCAAGATCGTGGGCAATGTGGCTGCCGTGACGGCCACTATCGTCAGTAAGGGGTGACGACACTGAACCCCATTCAATCAGTGTGACAATCTCGAAAGGACTGTTCCCATGACTCCGGGTAATGCACTATTTCAGTTGCTCCGATCGAACTACAATATCCCCGATCCGGGCGACACAAACACAATTCGCGCCAACAAGCAGCTTGGCGTTGCGGAAATCACAACGGCTGCCGCTGAAACGCGCACGCTGGCCCAGCCGACCAAAGAAGGGATGTTGTGCGCGGTGGTCTTAGACACGGATGGTGGCGACCTGACCCTGACCGTGACCGGCGGCTACAACGCCGATGGGGACACCGCCATCGTGTACGACGACGCCGGCGATTTTGTGATGTTCCTGTCGATCAAGGTTGGATCGTCCTACTACTGGGGCGTAGTCGCCCAGAGAGGAACTGACGCCGCCGCTGAAGACTACACTGTCGATCAGCTTATAGCGACCACCTTAACGGTGGGCGGCGGCGCTGCCGTCACTCTGCACGACCTGGCAACGGCTGCCGGCGTCGGGATCACTGGTACTGCCGATAACTTTGCCAGTAAGGTGGAGAAAATCGGTACGCTCTTCAAGACAACCATCGTGATCGATGTTGACGGCCTCAACTGCGGGGGTACGGCCGGCGACGTTATCGGTGCCGACGGTGCCGGCGTGGCTCATCTCGGCCAGATCACGGCGGCCCGTAGCGGAACGATCTTTGCGGGGACACTGACCTGCATCGAAGCACCCACGGGTGGCGATCCGGACATCGACCTATGGTCCGCAGTGGAGGCTACCGGCGTTGAGGACACCGCAATTAGCGCGCTGGACGAAACCCAGCTTTGCAATTCCGGGGATCTTGCCGCAGGGAGTGTCATTCCGTTGACGGCTTACCCGGCGGCGGACGAGTACCTGTACTTGGCATGTGGCACTGCCACGGACGCGACCTATACAGCCGGGATAGTTGTGATCGAGCTTTGGGGCAAATAGGACTGGAAGACTTGTTGTGCCAAGCAGAACGCTGGAATTGCGATTCCCGGCCGCCGGGGTTGTTCGGCGGTCGGGCTTTCGGGACTCAGTCCACGTCAGAGCGCCCTATCCGTCGCCGTGGGCGGTAAATGTCCGACTGGAAGACCCGTTCGCTCGTCGCTTGCGCGGAGGCAGCAGGTCCGGTCTGACCAAGTTCCGGGAGGAAGCGGTCGGGACCACCATCGCGGGAATGGTTGGGATTCAGACCTCCAGCACGTCGGGCACGGAAGAAATGCTCGTCGTGCTGGTTGACGGCACGATTGCCGTGATGAGCGGCAGTAGGCTGACTTTATCACAGCTTACCGAATCACAGCTATACACGTTGAGCGAGGACGAGTTGTGGCTCCTGCTGGCTGGCGACATTTTTTATCCTCTTGTCTACCTCCTGGACGAAAGTGGGAGCTATATCGTCACCGAAGCGGGCGACAAAATTGTCATGAGCACGGCGGATGCGCCGTCTTCGGGATTTCTGGTCGGCGGCAAGCAGCATGTCTATGTGATCGGCTCAACCGGCGTCGTGCAAATGGACCCCAGGACGGGTCTTGTGGTCGATCTGACGCCGACGGCCGGCACGGTCCCCTTGGGCTGTACGCTTGGATGCGTTTACCGTGATTGCCTGTTCTTGGCAGGCGGGGACAACGCGGCTTACAAGTCGCAACAAGCCGATTTCACGAATTGGGATTTTTCTACAGACGTATCGAACACCAGCCGGGCGATGGCGTTTCAATTGTCCGGTGCCAGTGCGGTGGGCGCGATCCCAACGGCCCTCGTGCCGCACGAGGACGAGTTTCTATTGCTCGCCACGGCGAGAACCCTCTGGGTGATTCGCGGCAACCCGGCCGGAGACGGGAGCCTTCGGCAAGTATCCGAGACCACGGGCATTGTTTCGTCTCATGCCTGGTGCAAGGTTGGCGATGTGATCGTTTTCCTTGCGGAGGACGGAATCTATCAGGTGGGTCCGGACGGTTCGGGGCTCAAAAGTCTTTCAGAAGACAAGCTGCCGGAGGACTTGCGGAACATCGACACGGCGACCACCAGCGTGCTGATGGGCTACGACCATGCTCAACGGGCCGTTCACATCTATCTAGTGACCGAGTCGGGCGGGGACACCCACTGGCTGTTCGAGTTGGTGCCGTTGGCTTTCTGGCCAATGCGCGTCCAAGACGGCCACGCACCGGTGGCGATCTGCCGTTATGGGGAACATCTGCTGCTGGGGGGGTCTGACGGCTATGTCCGCTACCCGGGCGGCGACGACGACGACGGCGAGGACATCGAGAGCCACGTTTTGATTGGCCCTTTGCGGCTGGGTGGGCCGGAGGATTATGGCCTGCTCCACGTACTGCACGAAGTCATCGCTGCCGGCAGCGGAACGGTGACACTGCGCGTTGTGGCGGCCGATACGGCCGAGGAGGCCGTGGCTCACGCCAAGGTGGCGATCGAGTTGTACCAAAGCGACGATGACGACTATCTGGACTACGTTTCCTATAGCACGTCATTGGCGGCGGGCCGAGCCCATCGCGACTATCCCCGAGTTCGGGCGATGTGGGCCTGCCTGTGGCTTCAGTCCACGGCGAAATGGGCCTACGAGAGTGTAATCATGGACATTATGCCATTCGGGAAATGGCGATAAACGCAGGAGGAACAGGTAATGCCCGACGTAAAAATGAGCGAAATGGACGCCGACGATGCGGTTGGCGGTTCCGAAAAACTGTTGGCTCTCGATGTTACTGACAGCAAGACCATCACGACCGACCAAATGGCGGCCTACGCGGTTGATACGCTGCTCTCAGCAGCGGCGGCCGATCCGACGACCGGGGACAACCTGGTCGCCGAGAGGAGCGGTACCGAGAAGCTGCTCGACCTGGACGCCCTGGCGGTGTACTGCGTGGCGTCGGGTTGGAGTGAAGCCTCCGAAGCCGACCCTGTGGTTGCGGGCGATATGATCCTCGTTGATCGGTCCGGTACGATCTACGAGATTGATGTAGATACGCTCGCCACCTACGTCCAAGACCCTACGTCAACGCTCAATGGCGTGGCTTCACTTGACGAAGCGACCCTTGCCGCCGCAGACGAATACCTCGTTGTCCAGAGTGGTGTCGCCAAGAAGACGGACATTGAGGACATTCAAGCCCAAATGTGGACGGCATACGGGCTCTACGTGGCCGCCCTGGACGATATCGCAACGCTTGCCGATGCCGACGTCCTGTATGTACTTGAGGACGGATCGACAGCGAAATATGCCACGATGACGGAGTTAGCGACGTACATGCTGGCCGAGATTGGCGAGTCGGTCGCCGCATTGGTGTGGGACGATGCCGCTGCGGTTACTTCCGTGGCCGATGCCGATGTGTTTGTAAAAGAAGAGTCGGGCGTGCGAAAGAAGGTTAACGCTTCGTACATCGGGGCGTATGCGATTTCGGAACTGTTTGGTTCTACAGCCCTGACGCCCCCGGTTGTCGATAGCGACGATATGGTCCTGTACCGTTCCGGGGCCGCATACGTTGCGGATGCTGACGACTTCGCGTCCTACGTGCTCAACGAAGCGTGGGGACTCGATGCCGCCGGGGCCCTGGCTGATGCCAATACCTTGATGGTCGGCCAGTCCGACGTGGCCAAGGAAGTCGCCTTGTCCGTTGTGAAGACCTATGTGCTTGACGGGATGCAAGATACGGCATTGGATGTATCCGGACTGTCAGGGGCCGCTCCACTTGCGGCAGGCGACAAGTATTTAGCCTGGCAAGCCGATGTGGCAGTCTACACCACACTCGGCACGATCGAGACGAAGTTGTGGACAGATTTCGCCACTTACGTGAATGCGACGTTGGTGGATATTTCGAGTCTTGCGGCTGCCGATCGATTCTACGTGCTGGATGCCGGCACTGACCCCAAGTATTGCACGGCTGCGGAAATCGCCGCCTATGTCGCCGGTCCGCTATTTGACCTGGCTGACGCTGGTGCGATTGTGGGTACCGACAAACTCCTAATGGAAACGGCAGGGACGCCCAAGACACTGCTGGGAAGTGATTTGTTGACTTATATCGAGGGGGGCATCGACGCGGCAAATCTCGACTTTGATATTTCCGGGTTTGATTCGGCTGTCTTGGACAATGCCCATCTCCTTTTCGTCAGTGATGGTGCCACCGAGGAGAAAGCGACCGTCGCCGAACTTGAAGCCGTTTTGTGGGCCGATTTCAGGACGTATACCGTGGGGCTGGGCGCGGTGGTAACGGTGGCCGACACAGACAAGTTCTGGGTCGATCAAGGCGGAACGGCCAAGTACGTCACGCCGGTTGAATTGGCCACCTATGTCGAATCGGCGATTGAGGCGACTGTAATTGCCACCGCGTTCGACGCGGCGGACGCCACTAATTTCCTGGCGGCCGACTTGATCTTGACGGAGCGATCGGGCACACCGCACACGGCAACGGCGTCCGATGTGGCGACCTACGTGGTCGGCGTCTTAGGCGGGAGCGGGGCTGGCACGCCGACCACCGGCGACGACTTCCTGTTTTTCCACAGTGGCGACCCTAACCTCGGCGACATTGACGAGTTGGCAGACTATGTCATCGGAAAGGCTTTTGACAACGCCGATCCTGACCCGATCGCGTCAGGCGACCTTCTGGCCGTCGAGCGGAGCGGCACTGCCTACACAGCCGACATCGACATCATCCAGACGTATATCCTGAGCGGGCTCCAAGACACGGCCCTTGACATTGCCACAATCGACGCCGCCGGAGGGTTATCGACCGCCGACAAGTATCTCGTCTGGCAGTCGGACGTTGAGAAGTACACGACGCTTTCGGCAATTGAGACGAAGCTCTGGACGGATTACGCCACGTATGTCCACGCCCTATCGGACATTGTGACATTGGCCGATGCAGATGAGTTTTATGTGCTCGATGCAGGGACGACCGCCAAAAACGGAACGGTCCTGGAAGTCTACACTTACGTCTTAGGGAAGTTCTGGGCCGCCGCCGCGTCCGATCCCATCGTCACGGCCGATACGCTACTCATCGACCATAGCGGGACGATGAAAGAGGCGACGGTCGATCAACTCCAGACGTTCGTTCTCGATGGTATCCAGGCCGATGTGCTCGACATTTCAGGGCTCGATTCTGCTACTGTAGACGGTGCCGATCTGGTCGTGGTGTGTGAAGGATCAACTGGTAAGAAGGCGACTGTCACGGAACTTGCGGCGGGCATCTTCGGAACTTTTGATACCTATGTGGCCGGTCTTGATCCCGTCGATCCCGTGGAGGACGCCGATAAAATCTACATCGTGGAGGGTGGTGTCGGAAAATACGTGACGCCTGTGGTGCTGATGGAATACGCCTGGGCGGCCGTCACGGCAAAGATTCAAGGTCTCGCTGCGAAGACGACGCCCACCGAGAACGACATTCTCCTGATTCAGGACGAGGCGAACGGCGATGCGTTGAAAGAATTGACGATCGGCAACTTGTGGGACAATTTGCTTGCCGATAGTGCGTTGAATGTGCCTTGGGCGACGATAGCGACCTCAAAGTACACGGCATTACCGGCAAGTACCTCGACGATTACCATGTCCGACACGAGCGATATGGCTGTCGGCCGCGCTCTGAGGTACACCTACGACAGCGTAACCTACTACGGAATCATTACGGCCGTCACGGAAGATACGAGCATCACAATTGCCGGTGCGGCGTTGAATGTCGCAATTCAGCTTTCAGCCCTGGCGATTGGCCTGCCCTCGCTGATCGAGCAGGTCGAGTTCTTTGTAGAAGCGGCCTGGGGCGATGCCGTCGAGGATATTCTAGCGGAGATAGGAAAGAAGAATTTCAAGTGGGGCAAGAGCATTGCGCATTTGGTCGCGTTTTCAGCAGCAAACCACACCGTCGATACTGGAGCAGAACCCAAACTGAACGTCAAGGTCGCCGGGAGTGCAGTATCTACGAACGACTCGAACAACGGCGTTCAGCTTGGGGCGGCGGATACCTGGGTAGACAATCCGGCTATCGCAATCTCGGCGGCGAATTACACTATCGAACGCGGCGATGCCCTGGAACTCGCTTGTACAGTCGTCGGCGGAACCGGCGATGCGACAGGCTTAACCGTATCTTGTGTTTTCGTTTACGAATAGAGGATGAATCATGGCCGTTACCGACCTCGCAACCGTCAATCCGAATACGCCCAATCTGGACCCGATCTATCGGGGCAGCCCGTATGCCGGATTCTGGTGGACGCAGAACTACGTGTCCGGGATTCCCGAGACGGCCCTTTCGTGGATGCTTGCGCAGGGCTGGAAAATCATTTCCACGCAGCCGGATACCTCGACAACGCCGCCGACGATCTATTACACCATGCAACGGGAGGTAATGAACAACTGGTTGATTCTGCAAACGCTGATGAACCAGTTGACCAGCGCCTACAATGAAGCGAACCTGAAGAACAGCACTCGTTACAACGCCGTTGTCAGCGATTGGTGTGAGATGCTGGACTCGTCGATGGACGACATGGAGGACTCCGTCAGCGAAACCAATACCAACCTCTCGTTGTACCTGAACAACCTCGCTACCTACATGGATGAGGTCGATACGGAGATTGACGAACTCAAAAGCGATGCGACCGACGCGGCGGACGTGGTTACGACCCAATTGGCAACCTGCTTGTCGAAAATCGACGAGATAGAAAGCGATTACGCAGCACATCTGGAAACGATCGAGGCTATAGTCACCCAGCAGTCAACCGCGCTGGCCACCTTCTTGACCGACTATGGTGCATCGCTCACGACACTCCAAAACAACTACGCCGCCCATCTCACCGAGATAGCTTCACTCTTGACGGATCAGTCTGACTTGGCGGCGGGTTATCAGTCGAGCCACGCGAACAAACTCACCGAGTTGAACACCGAGACGGAATCGCACCGAACGACGATCGAGGCGAATGTCGCCGACGAAGCCAGTACGCTGGCATCCCACTTGACGAACTACGCCGCCCACTTGACCTCCTTGGGGACCGGGTACAGCGAGCACGCGGGTACAATGGGGACGATCCTTACCAACATCGCTTCAGCCCTGGCGGCCTACCGGACAGACTACCAAGGGTCCTTGGATGACCTGGCGGGCGAGGAGGTTGACCACCGGGCCGAAGTGACGGCGATTTTGACAACCGAAGCGACGAACCTAGCAAATCACCTGACCGGCCATATTGCCGAATTGAGCACCCTCGGCTCGGATCATTCTGCCCATCGAGTCGAAATTGAGAGTTTACTGACGGCCCAGACTAACGCCTTGGCGACGTACCTGACCGACTACGATGCGATACTCCAAGAGTTGGGAACAGAGTATGATTCCCACTTGGTGACGGTACGGGGATACGAGACGACGGCCACCAGCGACCTTGCTGCGCACATCACGACTCAGCTTACAAGTCTCGCTACCTTGTTGACGGACTACACGAGCCACGAATCGATGTTAGACGGGCTGACGGCGACGGCGGACTCGACCCTCACGCTCCATGTCTCGGACTTGAATACGCGGCTTGCAACGATCCTGGCCGATTACAGCACACTCGACGATTCGATTTCGGACCTAATTGGGGATGCCGAGACCGCCTACAGCGGTCACGCGACGGATTACGATGCGCTTCTCGCTCTTCTGCTGTCTGATTTCACCACACATGAAACCACGGCCGAAGCCCTATTGGTCGATCTGGGGTCGACGGAACTCGCCCGGATCAACGAGACGTTCGACGCCCGGCTGGCAGAGGCCACCCAAAGCCTGATCGACCGCGGCTTCTACTCCTCGGACCTCGCCGAGGGGATGGAAAGCCGAATCGAGCGGGAGCGCAGTGAGGCTATCTCGGGGCTGAACGACCGGCTGGCACGGGAAAAGCTCGAAAACGAGCACCAGCTTTACGGGCAACAGGTCAACGTCCGGACCCAAACGCTCGCCGGGACCGATCGGCTCCATTCCTTGCAGCAAGAGATTATCCGATACCATGCGGAGGCGATCACGCGGCTATACGGCCAGCTACAAGACACCCGAAACCGTACCCTGACGACGAAACAATCAATTTACGGGGTTCAGCAACAACTCATCACCTGGAAGACGGATCTGGAATCGGGGCTGTATGCCAAGCTGAGTGCGGTCCGTACCGGGACCCTCGAACAGGTGGGTCGTATCCACCAACTGCGAGACGCCCTTTCGCAATGGAAGACGGCAAACGAAACCAGGGTCCATTCTGAGCTTCTGGGCGTCCGTGGGCAGGAGATTGAGGCCGCCGGCCGCGAACACCAGGCTACCCAAGAGGTACGACGAGCGGCGGCCTCAGAGCGCCACGGGATGTTCCAAGAGCTTATGGCCGAGGTCCGGACCCAACTGGACGGCCTTGACAAGCAATATGCCGCACGTGTGGACGTTACGCGAAACAGCACGGCTGAGCAACACAGGCTATTTGCGGGGATTATGGGCGTTTTGACCAAGACGCTCGACGGCATCGATCGCAAGCATGGGGTCACTCAAGAGGTCTACGGGAGCACGGCAGCGCAGAGGGACAAGCTGTTTGCCCAGTTGTCCGCGGAGATCGGGCAGTTGCTTGAAGGGCTAGACAGAGAGCACGCGGCCAGCATGGACGTGAGCCGCAACGAGGCATCCCAGTATGACCGGCTGCTCGGGAGGATCAACGAATGCCTCAAGGCGATGCTCGACGGGATTGATCGTCGTCATTCGGTTGACCAGGAGGTCTCCCGGTTTGAGACCGGGCAGCGGGACAAGCTGCTGGCTCAGGTCCAGGACGTTAGGGCACGAGTGCTCGGCGGAATCGAACGAGAACAGGGGACGAAGCACGATGTTTACGGAGCCAAGGCCGGCCAGTACGACAGCCTATTCAACCAGCTTCAGCAGTCTACCGGGATGATCCTCGACGGCAAGCAGAAGTACAACGCCCAATTGATGGCCAACTCGCAGTTCCTTACCGAGATACGGCACAAGCTCTGCTCGAAGAAAATGGAGGCCAACCTCCAGCGGCTTCAGGGACGCCTGATAGTTGACGGCAAGCAACAAGAACTCATCAAGTACATGATCGACACCAGAAACAACATCCTGATCGGGCTGTTCGGGTTCGAGGAGCGGAGGGAGGATCAAGGACCAGATTTGTCGCAGATAGCACAGTTGGCGATCAGCCTGGGAGACAGTGGTTCGACTTCTTGGGTCAGCCCGTAGGAGCCGGATTGTTATGACCATTCGCAAGCGACGATCACCGGCCCCCGCCTTCCGGGTTCCCGCTCCGTTTAACCCAACGCAGGGGGTTCATGCACCGTTGGGTCGAAACATTGACCTGACCCGCGTTGCCATGATGCAAGTTTTAGAGGATCGCGGCGATTATCTCTTGTGTCGGGGGTACGACCCGGAGGCCGAGGTCTTCCTGAATCAGGTGTCGGTGGCCAAGCCGCTTGTGCTCCAAACGACACCTTGGGACGCCAAGACCTACACGATAGACGGGAAGGAAGCAGAGTTCACCTACAACGAGCCGGAAGACGACGGGCTGACCATTTCGAGGACAATTGAGTATTCGTGGAACGATGGAGAAGCACATAGTCATACAGTCGAACAGACCATGTCTTATCCCTACTTTGTGGGCGACATCCTCGCTGCGGTGAAGCCCAAAACCAAACTCGGCGAAACGCCCGGCGTCTTCGATTTGGACCTCTACGAAGAGGACATGGAGCTAACGGACTTAGAAGTAGAGATCATGTGTGACGAGGACGAGAAGCCAATTGCTTGGATGGACCTGAATGTTGCGGGCCGGGGATGGTCGCGACCAACGGATGCGATTCGTCGATTTGAACTGACAGCAAACCTCTCAATTGGCGACACTACAACGGCCAGGAAACTGGAATGGGACGGGGATTCCTTTGAAGTGGTGGGCGACGAGTTTGATGTTTACGATCCGTTTTCGATGTTCCTGCAAGCGTGCAAGCCGAAGGACGAGGATGGTGCGCGTGGTTACGCGCGGCAGTACCCGGAAGACGCGGAGCGGTGGGAAATCATCGAGTTGCAGCATCAGGCCCGGTGGATTGAGTTTGTGGTCAATGACGGGAGTGGATTTGCTGCGTCGGATGCGAGCGTGACCGTTGACGGCGTGAGTTATCACGACGGCTACGAACCAGATACGGCAATTACTACCGTCTATAACAAGACGGCCAGCAGTGACTACATTTTCGAGGGCGATGACGATGACAAGGGCATGGCAAAGTATTCGCCGGGGACCAACAAGTACATCATCGATCAGATGGAGTGCCCTTAGTGACCATTCCACGCCGCACATTCTTTCGGCATTTGCAATGCAAGACGGGCTTGTGGGTTCCGGCTCCGTTGCGGTTTGCCTGGTATCCGTGTTGCTCTGGCGCTGCGGGCGAAGATTGCCCGCAATGTGAAAATAATCATGCTCCGCTTCAATTTATGATAGATGTGCCTGCGTGGACTGATGATACATGTAATAATTGCGAGCAATACGAGGGAGCATACTATTTGGATCAAGGCGTAAATCCATGCTATTACTATTATCAGTTTGCTTCTATATGCAATACTGATAACGACTACGAGCGATGGTCTATACGACTGCACTATGAGGGCACGCCAACTATAAATATATTGGACCTCAGTTTGCAATTTCAGCTAGGAGGCGGTGGTTGGAACTCAGTTTGCCACTGGGAAAAGGCGTATCCAGAGGACGACAAAATTCCTTGCATGGAACTGGAGGAGGAAATAGTTACGTGGGTCTATGATTTTCGTTGCAATACAAGCAATACGGTTTTGATTTCTACTGTATGAGATCGTAGGTGTGCAATTGTCTGTTCCAAACTGTTGTTGATGGTTGGTGGTACTGTCCGCGATGTCACTGGCTTCATTACGGACCGAAAGCACCGCACCGCAACTGTCCCAACGCAAAGCCAAGCGGTTTCGGTGACACGATAGCCAACCTCACCAAGCGAATCGGGATCAAGCCCTGCGGCGGCTGCGAGAAACGACGGGGTTGGCTGAATAGACGATTTCCTTATGCTCAGAAAGCAAAAAGCGAGGACTGAATAATGGGCATCAAACTGAAATACGGTGCATCCCCCGCGATGGTGATGGTCGCCGGTTACGCTGCCGGCCGGGGTAAGCGTGCAGAACGCGACCGAAATCGCGCGGACCGGATGATGGTATTACAGCGGCGGGCGATGCAACGGCAGCAACGCCTCCAATACGAGCACGCCTGGCGGCTACAGGGGAGGGAAGATCGGTTCAACCTGGAGGAAAGGAGGATTGAGGCCCAGGACGAACGTGCTGCGCTTCATGCGGAAGCACTGATCGTGCGTGAGTCAACCCGGGCCGGCACTCAGGCAGCACGCGACGAGCGCATGACTGACGAACTCTGGAAGCGCCAGAAGAGGGGGGCCGCTTATCAAGAGGAGTTCCGGCAGCGGGGAGCGGAAGATCGCCGTCAGTTACAAGAGGACGAGGACAGAGAACAAGGGCTGCGAGACGGCTCGCTGTACTACGCGCCAAAACAAAAGGAGCGCTTGGATAAGCTGGCCAACGACGAGGCCACAATCTCGATGTCCAACCAGGGAACGCCGGAAGAGCGAGCCGATCGCATCCAGGAGATCCGGGAAGAACGACGAGCGATCAAGCCGTTCCAAACTCCTGCCGATGAAAAGCCGCCAACTCCGACCGAGATGTGGGACGATATGATGATCGGCATTAACCCCAAGACGGGGCGAGTCGCCAAGGAAGGCGAAGAGAGCGTGCCGGGATACATCAACCCCAAAACCGGCCTGCCTGAATTGCTCGAACTACCTTCTTCTGCCAAGGCGGACAAAGAGGCAGAGGCCGCCAAGGACAAGGCGAGGACGGCACAAAACAAAGAGGCAATGGGGGCTAGAGACAGGGTTCAGGGCACGCGCAAGGAGGGCGATACGAAACGAGTCACGGCGACGGAAACCATCAACGAGATGAAATACCATCGCAAATTCCTGGACGACGTAAACAGAGGATTGAACCCTGATGAGGCCGCAGCAGCCCCCGGCGACGACATTGGGGACAAGATCACCGGCGCGGATGCGTCCGGACAAGGCGCTGCCGCCGCCCCGCAACCTGAACCTGCACTCACCGGCCTAAACGCTCCTCCAAGCGTACAAACGCAGGACGACCTCGATCGCGTACCGATTGGCAGGGTGTTTCGTGGCCCTGACGGCAAACTGTATAGGAAAACCAAATGAATTGGTGGGAAAGCCGCAGCGAGCCGGTCATGCCTCAGACGGCGCTCCCTTTGGAGCCTGTTGAGGATCGATGGTGGGAAGCCCGGAGTGAGCCGGTTGTCACCCCAGCCGGGAAACCCGCCGGTGTCGTGCCGCGTGTCGAGGACTTCGACCAATGGCGAGGCGTAGCGCGCGGCGGATTGTACGAGGGAGCGGACGGTCAGCCGTACCTTAAGCGGTTCCGGAAGGTCAAGGAGTACGAATCGGGTAAACCCGTCTGGGAGGCTGGCGGCGGGCAACCGGTGACGCCGGCTCATGCGGAGGCCCGGAAACGATGGCTCAAGGAGGACGCCGAGCGGAAGGAGCCGATGGCACCTTTCGACTGGGTGAAACGCCAAGCAAGATATGCCGGCACCGGGGTCGAAACCCGTGGCCGTTCACCACAAGGCGGCTACGACTGGACACACGCCACGGACCGCGTCCAGTTCGACGAGCAACGAATCAAGGCGGATTTCCAACGCAATTTTCCTGATCTGAAATGGACGAAGCAGTTCAGCGAGTTCTATCGCCTTGCCGCGCAAACTTACCGGCTGGCGGAAATGGCTTACTTTGCCCGGCAAACCGGGCGGGGATTTCCAAGCAAACTGAGATTGCACATCGACAGGGTGATCGAGTCGAAAGCCTTATCGTCCCCCAAAGACCGGGGCCTGGTGATCGCGGCCACGCAAGAACTCGCCAGGGAGTACGGTACCCTCGCTGAGGACTCCGTTGTCAACCGTGCTGTTACAGTTGCCGGTCGCGGTCTGGAAAGAGGCGATGCGGCGACCGTGGAAATGGCGCGGGGTTTGGCCGGGCTCGGCCAATCCGACGAGGATCGGCTATACAAACAGGCACTTATCGCGGCCAGAGAAGGAGGCGATCCGGTATTGCGCGAGGATGATCCCTGGTACATACGCGGGGGTCTCGGAGCGGCGGAAATGACCCCCTCGGCCGCCAAGGCGGCGGCGGGTGGTGTGATTGGGAGGGGATTGATGACCGGCAAGTTTGTCGGCCGCAAGGTGCTCTCAAAGGTGGCTCCCTACATTGGCGGTGCTGCGGGCACCACGACGGCCATGTATCCGGAGATGTATAAGAACACGTACCTCGAGCTGATCGGGGAAGGCGTTGATCCGGGTGTCGCAACGAAGGCGGCGGCCCTGTCCGGGCTTCTTCAGGGGGCTCTTGAGTCGATAGAAATCAATCCGTTCACCGGGAAGTTGCTTGGTCCAGCAAAGCGCCACATTCGCAAGACCGTTCTAAAAGCCGCCGCGGCAGGACTAAAGCGATACGGAAAAGAATGGTCCGAGGAATACGCTCAAGGCGTGACGGACGAGGTCATCAAGGAGGTCGCCCGGTACACGCAAAACAAGACAGGGCGGAAGGGGTTTGGCGAAGCACTTCGGAAAGGCGTAGCAGAGGGCTGGGCGGCGGGTGGCCCGTTGTTGTTTATGGTTGGTCCGGGTATAGTAGCGGAAACCACAATGGCGGCTACTGGTCGGCTTGACAAGATTGACCAGCAGGGCGGGACACCGAGTCGCACGGACGCTGTGGAATTAGGTATCCCGAAAGACCAGGCCAAAGGAGTGCCGGGTCGCCGGGAGTGGTACGAATACAATCGTGACCGTTTACGAAAGGAGATCGAAGATGCCCGCAAAGTACGAGAAGATGAGGGACGAGTTCAAGAGACAGGGATTGTCGGACAAGGCCGCGAAGAGGAAGGCGGCGCGGGTTTACAACGCCAAGAGGAAACCGGGGCAGAAGCCCGTGACGAGGGGGTCCCATTCGTCCAAGTAGACACCGGGCTAGAGCCAGGACCACCGCCTCCACTGCCTCTACCGCCTGCTGAACCAAGGCCGCCGCTTGCACCAGGTGAGCGTCCCGCCTCGATCAAGAACCGAATCGTCGATGAAGAGCGGGCGGCGCGTGGTGCCCCGGCTCTGACCAGTGAAGGGGGCGGTAGTCTCCCGCTCTGGGATCGTCAGGCGGTCGAACGTGCGAAGGCCGACTCCAGTTGGCTTCCCCGCCTTGTCGTAGAACTGCACAGCAATCTCCGCGCCCCTGACCCTGTTGAATCCGCCGGGTTGGTTCACCACCTGCAATCAGCTTGGCAGGACTATGAGAAGGCCGCGGCGCGGCAAGTGGCACTGAACGACAGCGGCGACGCAAAAGGTGCCGAGGCAATGAGGTCGGAACTCGCAGACCTCGACAAGGCACGCGATGAGATCGAGCGGCTTGTGCGACGGACCGGGACCGCCTCGTCTTACAGTCTTATGGCGCGCAAATTGGAGTTGAGGGAAGATGGGTCCGTTGCCGGCCTCACCCGTCGGAGGCGGACCAAGAAAGATGGCGCTTCGCTGACGGTCGAGGAACGCGCGGAAATCGAAAAGCAGGCGAAGGAGAACAAGGCGCTAGAAGAGAGGATCGAGGAACAAGAAGAGGAAATTGCCTACTATCGTGAGAACGAAGCCCAAGTAGAGATTGATCGCAAGATTGCGGAGACTACCGGGAAGCGACGGGCAACCATTGAAAGCCGCTTTAGAGAGCAATACGACACGGCGCACGAGTATGGGATTGATCCGAAGAACCTCCGTGAAGCTGCCAAGGAGCGAGCGGAAGTTGTGGCTGAGGTCGCGCGCGAATACAACGAGGCTTACCGGGCGGTGGTGAAAGCCACCGGGCTCACACCCGCGGTGATCCGCGACATTGAAGAGGGCCGGTTTTTTGTGGGTGGAAAGCGAGTTGAGATTTCCGAATACGGAGGGCTCGACGAGAAGGCGGCTATGCTCGCCCGGGAGTACCCCGAGCTTGGCTTAGTGCCGGAGGAAGGCGACGTAGAGCAGACGGGGGACTATTCGCAGGACCTCGTAGAACTCATCAAACGGGGGCCGCGTCACGTCCCGGAGTGGCACGAGAAACTTGCGGAAGTCGCGGGTGAAATGGCGGCCGAAAAGGGCGAGGAGCTACCAAAGGAACTGACGGATTTCTTTGAGTCCAGGCAGCCAGGGGAAGACGACTTTGATTTAGAGCCCGAGCCAGCGCCGGAAAAAGCCGGCAAGCCGGTCGTGCCCCGCAAGAAGGAGTTGGAAACCAAACCGCCAAAGAAACAGACTCGCAAGGCACGGGCAGAAGCGGCCAGACAAAAGGTCACGGTTGCGTGGTCGGACTTGCGAAAAGCCATGTCTGAGACCGCCAAGGGGACGATTCCCACCGCTGGCGGAATTCCTGTCGAGGTCATCAACAAGCTCGTGAATTTGGGCCGGGCCTACGTTGAGCTTGGTGTGACGACGTTCTCCGAGTGGTTGGCCAAGGCAAAGGCGGACGGCGGTGGCCGGGAAGTAGAAGCCGACCGGGAGGGGTTCCGTGAAGCGTGGCGAAGGCTGTCGGAGGCCGGCGAGGTTCCTTCGCCTGTGCATGGTCCCGCCGATATGGCCGGCGTCGGCCGGCTGGCGGAAAAGCTCCTCACTTGGGTTGTGGATTCGGGCATCGAAAACCGCGATGACGCGATCGATCAGGTTCATGTGGAACTGAAGGCGATCCTCCCCGACATCACGCGGCGGCAGACAATGGAAGCGATATGCAGGTACGGTGAGTTCAAGGAACTAAAAAAGGACGCGCTGAGCGTGCAGGTTCGGGCTATCAAGGGGGAAACACGGCAAGTCCTAAAGCTCGAAGATATGGCCGAGCGGCGGGCTCCGTTGGCGAGCGGATGGGAGCGACCACAGCCAGGCGATGAAGAGCGCCGGTTGATCCAGAGGGTTAATGAGGCAAAAAAGAGAGGCGGGTTTGTCGTCACTGATCCGGACCGGCAATTGAAGTCGGCTATCGGCGCGGCCAAAACGGCGGTCCGCAACCGGATTGCCGACATGGAAGAGGAAATCAGGACCGGCGAAAAGATCATCAAAGAACGGACGCCATTGAAGGCCGATCCGGAGCTTGAAGCACTTCGCCGTCGGCGTGATGAATTGAAAGTCACCTGGGCCAAGGCATTCCCGGCCAAGAAGCCGATTCGCAAACTGACGGACGCGCAACGGCTCAAGATACTCGGCAGCGCCCTGGACCGTGAATTTGCCGCTATCGAGAAGGACTTGGCCGCGGGGCGATTAGGCCCCAAGCCGAAAGGCGTGCCGCTGACTTCGCCCGAGATTGAGGCCAAGCGGGCGGCGATCGCCAAAGTGAAGGCCCAGCGGGAGGAACTACGAGCGGCAAGCCCGGAGTATCAAGCCGAGCTTGAGGCGAGGGAGACTGCCAGGTACAGACGATCACTGGAGCGGCGGTTGGTGGATGCAGAAACACGGCTTGCCAAGGCCAAGCAAGGATGGTTGCCGGAAAAGAAAGTCCCGAAACCGAGATCAGAGGAAGACCTCCAAGAAACGAAGTTTCGGCTTGACCAATTGTGGCGGGAAATCCGGGCCGCTGAAGAGAAGACGCGGCGGGCACACCGCACACTGCCGGCGAAGATTCTCGGCGGCGTGGGCGACCTTGGCGACCTGTCGATGGCGCTGATGACCGCGTTCGAGCATTCTTCCGTGTTGCGGCAGGGGATTCCTTATACGGTTGGTTTCCCCACAAAAGCCGTCCCGGCGGCCATAAACGCCGCCAAGGCAGCATTTAGTCGGCGCGTCGATTTCTCTATTCACGAAGACCTCGCTCAACGGCCAAATGCACAGGTCGGCGATTACCAACGTGGCAAACTGGACATTACTACGGCGGCCGGGCCACTAGAGAGCAGAGAGGAGATGCTACGTTCCCGGATTATCGACTGGCTCAGCGAACAAAAGGGCCTGAAGGCGCTGCCGGGTCGAGTGATAGCTGAGGGCGTTCTTGGTTCCGAGCGGGCGTTTAGATCGTTCCGCAATACGATGGCCGCCGACATATTCGATTACACAAAAGCCAGCATCGAGTCGTCGCGCCCGTGGACCGCTGACGATGCGAGGGTCGTCGGGCGGGCCTCAAATATCTTCAGTGGTCGCGGGGAGCTTCGCCACGGCGTTGGTTGGTCGCGGGTGTTCTTTGCGCCGCGATGGGTTTGGTCGAGGGCGCAGCTTGCGGTCGGACAGCCCTTGTGGAAGGGGGATGCGGCGACACGAAAAGCGATCGGAATGGTTTATGTCCGCTGGGCGTTGGGCATGACGACGTACATCATGTTGCGACATGCGATCTACGCACTACTGGCGGACGACGAGGATCAATACCCGCGCTATAACTTGAACCCACTATCGACTGATTTTGGAAAACAGGTAGTCGGGAAAACGCGGATTGGTGTTGGAACGGGCGTGACTCAGTTAGTGACGCTGGGGGCCAGGCTGGCCACGGGGAAGAAGATGACCGGGAAAGGCGAGATTGTTCCGATAAGTGGCGAGGATGTGCCCTACGGTGGGGAAAACGCCTGGAATATCATCACTAACTACGGACGGATGAAGCTCGCGCCTCTTCCGAGCGGGGTGATTGACTATCTGGTCGGCAAAAATGTCGTGCATCAACCTGCCACCCCCACGTCAATCATCAGGGAGCGATTCGCGCCGATCACCTGGGTAGACATATTTGCGGCCGAGAAGGAGCTAGGCGTCAAGCAGGGAACCGTGGCAGCGTTCGAGGCCTTCTTCGGCTCCGGGCTCAACACCTACAGCGACGACTGGCAGAGGTCCAAACGCAAGCGCGCCTCTCGCCGGCCGTTCGGGCCGGGCCGTAGCCCCTCTAAGTAGTGGTATTAACTGTCGGTACATATCAACAAGTGCCGAGGTTTTGGGACAGCCGGGCAAAACGCGGGCAAGTCACCCTAAGTCACTTTCCTGCGGTTTCCTACGGTTCCGGGGGCTTGCAAGACCGGCCGAATGAAACGCGAATGAAACGCGAAAATCCGCGACAATTGCCCGTTATGCTGCAAGGTGACTTAGGGTGACTTAGGTTGACTTAGGGTGACTTAGGGTGACTTAGGG